TCGTTAAAAAAATCGTCGGTCCGTCAGTAAGCGTATGTGCGTCATATGTCGTAAAATAAATATTCGATTCGTGTATTTTAATGCGCGTAGATTTAATTGTATTAAAAATTTCATCCCATTTATCTGGTAAAATATTTTTAAGAAGTGTCAAATAGTATAACTTTATATTTGTCATAGTAACTTCCATAACGTCCGAAAAGTATCTTTCTAATGAATACCTATTATTCGTGTAAAATTTTCCATCGTTTACAACTATTATAAACTTTACTATCTCATTCAAATCAAAATATCGTAACAGCGTTTTATAGTTGCTACAATGTTTAGCCGATTTTAATACATCTTCGTACGACTCGAAAAGAAAATGAGGTAAGTCCACATAACCATCTTTATTTACGATTGGAATAGACTTAGAGCAGTCATGGCTTACAATAGACACAACATCCGCCCCGATAAATCTTGCCTTGAAATCTAAAATAGTAGTCTGAATTTCATTCTCGTGTGGAAGTGTCGCTGATGATAGTACAACATTCGGTATTTGATTTTCAATCCAATTTTTCTTTATTATTTTATGAAACTCGTGTTCATTATAGTCTAATGAAATCGTGGGTTCGTCAAAGTATGTAATTATATTATTAACACCATTAAATGCTTTCATATACAACATTGCGTGAATATAAGATTTAATGTCGCATATCATTATTTCTACTTCATCGCCCACCGTATTGTCTACTTTACGAATGCGCCCATTTTTATCGCGTGTGGCTTCTTTTGCCGCATAATAATGCAACCTAATATCGCTAACACTATTACACCCAAATGCAAATGCTATTTTTTTCATCGCACTTATTGCGGATTTCGCCAATGCTAGCCCAACGTGTCTAGCTGCACATACGAAAATAATTTTATATTTTTTAGTAATATATCCTCCAACAGATAAATCAGGATTTGGTATAGTAAACTGTTCCGATAAACCGATTGGTGTAAGAGTTTTACCTGTACCTGTAGGTGCAATATATAATATAAGTTTTGGATTAGGATTTTTACAAACAGTGAATATCTGCTTTTGGTGTTCGTACAATGAAAAGTCTTGATACTTAAATAAATATTCATTTTTTTCAATAAAGTTGTAAGCATATCTAAGAAATGTTTTTATTTTGAATTCATTTTCATATCTTTCTAAAACATTTTCTACGAAACTAATAACATAAGTATTCAAATTTTCTATTTCATTATTTTTCATAAACTTTAAAGTATAGTAATAATAGTACCAATTTGCTTTTTTATCTTCGTAGTATTCTATTAATTCTTCAATAATTTCTAGTAAAATGAATTCATAAATTTTATCATTATTTTCTTGGAAATTATTATTTACTATTCTCATCTCATCTATTTTTTTTATTTTTAAATTTTTATTCTTTCCTATTACTTCTTCGCAATTGAAACCCGTATAGTCATTTTCTTCGCATATTTCTTCGATCTTTTTTCTAAAAAATTTATTAAATAAAAATACCATTATTTCTTCAGTAATAGATGTTTTTAAAACACCTATCATAGACTTTGCTGTATTATATTTAATATTTACATTTGAAAACCCTTTTTTAATTAGGTTAAGAATTTCTATTTCATCTTTCGACTCGGGTAATTCCATGTAGTCCCATTCCGCTTTTGATAACTTCTTTTGATATAAATCTATATGTATATCTACTTCGGGTCCACTTTGTTTATCATTTATGTTTATATTTTCTCTGACTATCTCTTTTTCAGCCATGATGCAGTTAAATAGTATGTAAATAAATTATATAACGGGATGTTAATGCTATGTAGGTGTCGTTATATAATTTTAATAAGATATATTTAACCTACTTTAATATATTATATATAAGTTTAATATTTGAGTATGTAAAATTGAAATAATATATTTAGTATATTATAATATAAAAAAGCGCATCATATTTTCTGAAAGCACAACCATGAGCAACAACCATATGCAGTCATTAACTCCACCCCAAACAGTATCTTCTCTAGTTGATCCATTGCCGGCACCATCGCCATTAAATGTTGGTCCTATAATTATAAGTTTTGAAGGAAACATTGGTTCTGGAAAATCTACAAAGGTAAAATACATTGAAAAATATTACAAGGAAGAGGGGAGAACCGATATTATCTTTATTCAGGAACCCGTTGACTCCTGGAATTCGGTGGTTGATGAAAATGGTGTTACTCTTCTTTCAAATTATTATAAAGACAAAAAAAGGTTTGCTTTTCGACTTCAGATGCTTGCATATATTTCACGGTTGTCACTTCTTCGTGATGCTGTTAAAAAAGGTTATAAATATATTATTACTGAAAGATGTGTCGGCACAGACAAAAATGTATTTTCAAAAATGTTATATGATAACGGTTGCATCGAGGAGGATGAGTTTACTATTTATAAAAAATGGTATAACGAATTTATTAGCGATGTACCAGTTGGAGCAATTGTGTATATAAAGGCATCCCCCGAAACATGCTTAGAGCGTGTAAATATTCGCGCAAGGGAAGGGGAAAATATCCCCCTCGATTACTTGAAAGAATGCAACAAGTATCACGATGAATGGATTGATAGCGAGAATATCCCAAAACTAGTTATAAATGCCGACATAGACTTGAAAAAAAATCCCGAAGCGAATTTGGGAATACTGCAACAAATTGACACATTTATTAACTCTTTGTAGTTACTCGTTATACTTAATTGCACTTATTGAACTTATTTCCCATTTTCTATATATTTAACGTCGAATATTCTATGCGACTTATATTTTAATATATCTAGTTCTTTGCTAGTAGTCGGAAATAATTCAATACCATATATATCTTGTAATAATAGCCATTCAAACATTCCTCCAACATATATATATACGTTGGTAAATCCTAGACTTACCAACTGTTCATATTTTTTATAAGTCTTCTCATCATTACAGTTTCTACCATATATTATAATATTTTTACTTTTCATTTTTTTTATTATAGAATTTATAACTTGTTCTTCTTGTTCTATTTGAACCGTATTTTTTATTAGACATTTTTGCATGTTCGCGTCTAACGTGTTTATTATTATATAGTTGTCCGTATTACTACTGTTACAAGCTTTTTGCATATCTTCACAATTTATTTTTCTTATTGATAATGTATTACCCATTATTTATATTAAAATTTTATTTCTAATAATAAAAATACTGTAATTATATTTTTATTATATTTTCATATTTTTTAATTTATTATAACACAACGACTCATTTACTTTAATTAAAATTTACTATAATTTCTACTTTTTCTTTTTTAATGCTTTTCGTTGCCGAAATAGATAACTCTTCGCGTTTTTTTCTTGTCTTGTTATTTATATCCCCCGCAACTATCCCACTACCTGTACTATTATCGTCACCATCATTAATATCAGTACTTGTAGATTCTGTAGATGCACTAGATACAGAAGAATCAGATAATGACTTGCTCTTTGAAGTACTATTTCGGTTATTCATATCTTTTTCAATATTTGAATAATTCTCTTCGATAAAATGAATTACATTATTTTCTAGAGCCCATTTAAAAAAATTTAACTGTCCGATAGTTGTCTGAATATATTTACCATCTTTGTATGGAACCGTTATTCTTTCCCATCTACAAAAAGGGTCAAATCTTTTCTTAGAATATGCTTTTAACTTTAACTTATAGTCATTATATACTTTAAAACGACGCTCGGTATTGGGTATATCATAAACAGTATAATATTTTTTTGCATAGTTAGTTGCAAACCAGTCTATTATCCTTAGAGAAATCTTAGACTCTCCATTTATAATTCGCAACATATAATCCATGTTATTGCTTTCTTCATAGAATTTTAAAAGATTATTTAATAAAAGGTCATTCTGGGTCGTATAATTAGAGTATGTAGTACTAGAAGACATTTTTTAATATTATTTATCTTATTTATTTGTATTTAATAAAATGAAGTTCATTTTAAATGCTTTTTACGTAAATTAAAATTAATTAAAGTATTTTCATATATTTATGTATATTTTTGCTTTTTTTAGATATAATGTATTATACTGTATTATACCGTATTATACTGTATTATACCGTATTATACTGTATTATTATCCTGTACTTTTTTTATGAACTTTATTTGCTTACCTAGTTTAAACCTATTACTATCCATGGTACCTCTTCTTATGTTGCAATCTAAACATGCAATAACTATGTTACCATTATTGTGTCCATAGTTATTGTCGATTCTGTCAATTGTCCACTGTGTCTTTGATAATACTTCATTATATATAATGTGACATTTTTTCTCACAGTAGTAACATTTTAACCTACATCCTGTTAACTCGGATAATACGTGTTCCATGTCTATAAATTTATCTTTTTCATATAATTCTTTTTCTATGTCTTGATGTTTATATCCACTTATTTTTTTCTCTATTTCTTTTATGAATATCTCACGATTCTCTAGTGGTCTCACATCCATATAAATTTTATTTAGTACCGACACTTGCTCATCATGGTTCTCATAAAATATAATTAGCTCTTTTGGAAACTTTTTCATAGAATTTCTTTCACATATCATATCGGGATTTTCTAAAGTTTTTATCTTATCAGTATTTCTTTTTCCTGTGATTGAAATAGATTTCATATATTTATATAATAAATATAACAACTATAATAAATATAACAAATATAACAAATAGAAAAAAAGGTTAAACTTTACTTTATATATAATATATATAAAATGAATAAAGAAATGAAAGATCTGAAAAATATAAAATATAAGTCAATGCTTTTAAGTAATAATAGTTATAATAACTTAAGTCCAAGGGATACTAACGATGTAAATAATATTAATGACTTTCTTGAAAAGGAAAAACAAACACATACAAGTGAGCTTTGGAGTAAACTAGATAAAACAATAAAGATGCAAAAAATTCGTGTTTTTGTTGATGACTATTCAACGATTAATAATCTTACATTAAAGGAATCAAAAACTTTGTTATCTTTTTTAACGACAGGTCTTGACCAAAAGCGACTATCAAAAGCAAAAGATGTTATTTATGATCGTGAAAATGGCGTTA